TAGGGCTCAATCATTTGACTTCTCCCTTTGCTTATATCAGAGGAAAAGACGGAAAGCTCAAGCTCTATGCGCTAAAGGATTGTACTGAGCAGCTCAGAAAAATACATCGTGTGAGCATTACCTCGCTAGATGTCGTGAACACAAACGGTGTTTATACCGTTAGGGCAACGGGAGCCGATGGTAATGGTAGGATCGACTCATCGCTTGGCGCGGTGTCGTGTGCAAACCTTAAAGGTGAGGATCTGGCCAATGCGATGATGAAAGCTGAGACGAAGGCGAAGCGTCGTCTCACGCTCTCGATTTGCGGCCTCGGCATGCTCGACGAGAGCGAGCTTGATGGCATGAGAGGCAGTCGAGTTGTCTCGGTTGAGGAGGCGCACACTCAGACTCAAATCACGGGCGAATTGGTAGGGGAGCCGGAGAAGGAATCGCCCCCACCGCAAAAACCAGCCGAGCGGTACTTCCGTTTCAAAATTCTCGCTGACGAGCAGCGCGACTATCTTCAGGCCGTGGGCGAGTACCGCGAGGATATTAGAGCGTGGGTATTTCCGGGAAATCTTCCGGAGAACTTTTACAAAAAGATAGAAGCCAATGAAATAAGCGCGGACCTCGTTGACGCTGAGTTGCTTCAACGGGCCGCAGCAGCAGCAAGTGGGGCAGGGGACATCCCGATGGATCCGCCACCGTCTGAGGAACCACGAGAAACAAATTTGCAAAAAGCGCAAAAACGGGCTTCGGCCATGAAGCAAACCGAACACGTTTCTGGCGCTCTCGCAAAACTTGAATCGTTAAAACAATCAATTGGAGGACGTTAGAATGGAAGTAACGACAGAAGTTGTGCAGCAAGTGAAGAGCATGGAGAAGGTGTTAGCGGAGTACCTGAATTATCAGGTCACGACCACTGAGGAAAACCAGCAGGCGGCAGACGACTTGAAGCAAATCAAGGTAAAGGCCAAGGAACTCGATGAACTTCGGCGCTCAATGACCAAGCCACTCGATGATGCCAAGGCGCGCATTATGGACTTTTTTAGAAGGCCAACCGAGATGTTGACCTCGGCTGAAAAGTCTATAAAGGCTGCAATGTCGTCCTACTTTGTAGAGGAGCAGCGAAAACTCGCGAGGCAAAGAGAGGAGCAGCAGAGGCTGCTCGACATCGAAAACGAGAAGCGGCGCAAGATCTTGGAAGAAGAGGCGAAAGCGGCCCTTGTGAAAGGTGATGAAGCTGCGGCGCTTGATGCCTTGGTGGAGGTCGAGAGGCTGCCCCAGGAGATAAAAGTTCCAGAAGCTCCAAAGCCGAGTGGAATTTCATATCGAACGGTCTGGAAATTCCGAGTGGTGGATGCGACGGCCCTTCCAGAACACCTTAAAATGCCAAACGAGAAGATGATCGCGGCACAAGTTGCGAGCACGAAGGGGGATACCAAGATCTCCGGTGTCGAGGTCTTTTCTGAGCAAATTGTAGCGTCGCGATAGAGGATGGAGGCGTATGAAAACAGAAACGGAAGCAGTGCGAAGCGGAGGTTGAGGCAGAGGAGCGGGATAGAGAAGCGAAAGAAAGCGATTACATAAGGAGTAGGTAATATGAACGAAGTTATAAATTACGAAGACAAGAGGGTTCTCGCGACGATTCGCGAGACGGTCGCGCAGGGATTGAACGATGCCGAGTTTGCGATGGCCGTGCAGTTTTGCAAGGCAACGGGCTTGAATCCGTTCAAACGCGAGATATGGCTTCTGAAAGTCAATGGGCGCGTGCAGATGATGACAGGAATTAACGGGTTCCACGCTATCGCAAATTCGAACAAAGAGTACGACGGAATTGAAAGCGGGCTGATCGGGAAAGGGGGGGAGTACTTGCCGGCGACGTACCCCGGCAATGACTATATCGGCGCATGGGCGCGAGTGCACCGGAAGGATCGCAGGATCCCCGTTGAGGGAGTCGCGATGCTCGCAGAGTATGACAAGAAGCACGGGAATTGGAACTCTATGAAGCGAGTTATGATCAACAAGTGCGCGGAATCCGTCGCGCTAAGAAGGGCCTTCCCGCAACAGCTTGGAGGGCTCTACACGGAGGAGGAGTTCTCGCCGGAAATCGTCGCGAGCGAACCTCCCTCGGTCGAAGTTCAGCCTAGCGGCCCGGCGCTCCTTCCTGAGCCTCAATTCTACCGTTTCGAGTCGATGGACACGACACAAAGGCGCTTCATGGAGCGGCGAGGGGAGTACGTCGAGGCGCTCGGAGCGTGGAAGGTTGAGCGAGAGCTTGAGCCTAGGGAGTTTGAAAAGCTCGCGCCATATCGCACGACGATCGAGGAGATCGAAGCGCGACGGGCGCAGGATGCGGCGGTTGAGCCCGAGGTTGTCGAGGAGCCGAAGAAAGAGGTGGTCAAAACACCCCTTGAGAAGGCCAAGGAGCGAGTAACCAAAATGATGGAGGGAACGACCCATGAAGTTATATGAGATCGACAAGGCGATAGCGGAGGAACTTGAGTTCTTGGAGCAAGCGGAAGAGACGGGCGAGACGCCGGAGAGCATTAAGGAACGGCTCGACGCGCTCAAGATCGAGAGGGAACAGAAACTCGCGGCGATCGTCGCAGTCGCGAAGAACCTCGAAGCAGAAGCCGAGGCTTGCGAGAATGAGGCGAAGCGACTGAGGGCTCGATCGGCGTGGAGTCGAACGCGCATTGAAGGCTTGAAGTGGTACGTCGGTCAAGTCCTGAAAGGGGAGAAGTGGGGGAATGGAGTCCACGCAATTTCGTACAGGAATTCGGAGGCGGTGGAAGTGGTGGATGACGCCAAGATACCCTCAGTTTACATGCGCGAGGTTTTGTATTGGGAGCCGGACAAAAAGCAGATCAAGGACGATTTGAAAAGCGGCGCGACGATACCGGGGGTTGAGTTGAGACAGAAAATTAACGTGCAGTTTAAGTAGGGGGGGCTATGAAAAACGAAACAGAAACGGTTCGAAGCGGTAGAGGAGGGGGAGTCATCGTTGCAGCGATGGTGCTCCTCGGGCTTGGTGGTGTTGTTGTGCCGAAGGTCGCCGATGCGGTCAACGGCGCTTACGCAAAGACTCGGGAGCGAGTGATCCTCTCAATGATCTCGTCGGACCTGGACGGAGCGAAGATCGAAGTTGACTCGAAGGGCAAAACAATGGTCGCGCCGAACATGGAGAAGGCCGACCTGTTGAAAGCCCTGTATGTTTTGCGGTTAAGGAATCAGCAAGCGCAAGGAGTTATTGATGGTATTCGCAATGCAGCGATGTTTGACGGTTTTTATGAGGCTGAGTGATGAAAAAAATTGACTCGAAAGTGATAGCGCGAGCGATGATCTTGAGGCTGCGGAAGTGCGCGGCGAGTGCGGATCAGAGGTCGAGAGAGAAAATGATTACCCGGCTTGTTCGGGCTTTGAGGGAGACGGAGAGATGAGCTTTAGCGAGATTTTTGTCCTGATTTGCGCGATCCCATTTTCATTGGTGATCGCATACCTTCTTCTTGTGGTTGGCATGGCGGTGCTCTCACTTGGATTCCTCTTTTTTGTTGGCGGGGTTGCTTTGTTTTGTGAGGGGGTATCTAGGGTTTACTTTTGGCTCCGTGCTCGGCTGATTTAGCGCGGGACAGGGGAGCGTTGCGGCGCTCTCCGATCCCTCGGTGCGTATGGCTGAGGTTATGAAAGGAAGGTTATGAAAATGAAATACATGGTGATCGGTTGTGCCATAGCGTTGCTCCCTGGTTGCGGAGCTGTGCTGAACGTCGGAAGCGAGAACGCCACTCTGTCGGGATCTCCGGAAGGCATCCGCGCGATGCTGGACGGAATGAACGGCTTGATTCAGAACGGCAAAGCGTCGCCGGACAAAAAGACGGCGCACACGATTCTCCGCATGGAGCAGGAGAAGGAGCAGACGAAGCGGCTCATGAAGCCCGGCTTTTTCTCGAACCTTCTCTCGCGAAATGCTGCGTCAAACGTGACGAACGTTGACACGGGTTCCGCAACATCGATCGAATAGGGGAGCTTATGAGCGAATTAGTTAAGTATTTCTTGTACGGCAGTTCGTTTTACTTCGTGGTTTTTAGTGTTCAAAATTTACCTTTTTAAGGGGGTTCTATGCCAGCAGTCGCAGCCGTGGTGATGTTTACTTTGTTCGGTTTCTTTCTCGGGTGGTTCGGAGTTTTTTTCGAATAGGCATTTTGTGAAAGTGACTTAAACTTTCTTAGGGCGGGGAGGGTTGGCAAACTCTCTCCGCTCTTGAGGGGGATGAATGGATGTACCGGAGTTGATCGAGGAATTTTTAGCGCGGCGAGCCCATTCGACTGGTCTTGCTTATTGCCTTCGGCTGCGTCGCTGGTGCGAGCAGCTCGGGGGTCGGTGGCCGGACAAGGCGCACAGAGTCATGTGCAGGGCGACCGTGGCCGATGCTGCCGAGTTTGTTCGCATCGAGAGCGCCAGACTGGGGATCGTTGGTCGCACTGGCGCAAAGGGGAGGGCCAGCTCCACAATTCGCACTTCGGTCACGCTCATGCACAGCGCGTATGAGCTTTTGAGGCTTTCTGGCCTCGTGGACTTCAATCCGTTCGCCGGCGAGAAGAAGCGGCTCTATATACGCCATACCGTCAAGCGACCAACTCAGATCGTTCCGTTCGAAAAAGTTATGGAAATGATCGATCGCCCGTCGAAGTTTTCGCGCCAGGGCAAGCGCGACCGGGCATTGCTCGCGCTCATGTTTGGTGGCGCGATGAGGCGAAGTGAGGTTGTTGGAGTGCGGCTCTGCGACATAGAACAGGCACCCGACGGCACTCCATTCATTCGACTTCCGCGCTCAAAATGCCGCATGTGGGACTCTGTGCCGCTACCGGATTGGGCCATAGAGATCCTTATGGCTTGGGTGCAGCAGCGCTCCTCAGACGGAGCTCATTCCTATGCGCCACTCTTCCCCTCAGCTCAAAAAGGATCGGAGTTTTTGAGCGTTTCTTCGGCATACAATATTTTCAAATTTTATCTAGCCGAAGTCGGACTCGACGCGAAGCAGTTCTCCCCGCACAGCGCGAGAGCCACGGCGATCACTCGGTTGCATCAAGAGGGGTTCTCAAACCGAGCGATTCAGAGCTTCTCGCGCCACGCCAGAGAAGAGAGCGTTGAAGCCTACAACAAGACGTTTTTATCTGTTCAACAATCGCCTGGGAGGGGGCTTTCATACTTGTCTAAATAAAAGGTGCTGTTGGGTAATTTTTCCCTTGCGCTTTTTTAAGTAAAAGTTTATTGGTGGTTTGCAGTTTCAAACTTGCTCCGCTTTTAACCCTTGAGTTTTGTTGTTTTATTTCTTACTTCACTAGAACTAGAAATAAAACGCAGATTTTAGGCTAGAAATTTGGAGCGCTCGACAAAGAAAAGGCCAGGATTTCTCCCGGCCAATTCGGAATCGAGATTCATGAGAACCACCTCATGCTCGGCTCGTTCAAAAATGTACTACTGGCGCTCTTCCGGCGCAACAACTCCGCAAAAATTTCTTGGCTGAAGGCGAGGTGTCGATGAGCCGCCTTCCGGCCATGCAGTTCTATCCAGCCGACTGGCAGAGTGATCCGGGCATAAGGGCGCTTGGTTTTTTCGAGCGTGGGGTTTGGTTCGAAATTCTGTGCTTGATGCACTTCTCGGCTGAGCGTGGAGTTCTGCTACTTAATGACCGCGCAATGACCGATGATGAGCTTGCTCGATCTCTCGGTTTGGATAAGCAAATTCTAACCAACACCTTAACCACTCTATTGGGAAGTGGGGTGGCGAGTCGTAGGGAAGAGGATGGTGCGATCATTTCCCGGCGCATGGTCCGAGATGAGCGAGTTCGCCAAGAACGAATAAAAGCGGGGAAGAGCGGTGGTAACCCGAATTTGCTTAAGCAAAATCCAACCACCCGGGTTAAGCAAAATTCAACCCCTTCATCTTCATCTACATCTACAATTACAGATACAGATCAAGAAAACCCCCCTTACCCCCCTGTGGGGGTCGGGAAGCCGAAAACACCAGAACCAGAAATTAAATTTCCGGCGTTGTTCGGCGATCAGGCCAAGGCCGCTTTCCATCGCTGGACCGACTACCGAAAAAAAATTCGAAAGCCGCTCAAGGCGATCAGCTTGCAGTCTCAAATCGACAGCTTTGCCGCAAGGCCGCGCGATTACGTCGCTGCTGTCGATTTCTCGATCAGCATGGGCTACCAGGGGTTAATTGAAAAAACTGGCGGGACTGGACCGCCGCGCAAGCTCACGGCAGAGGAGCAGCGACAAAAGAACTGGGAGATTTTAGAAGGGAAAAAAAACAATGAATCGGCAGGAGACTGTGCAATTTTTGAAAGTAGTGACGGAAGCGTACAGGTCGTTTCAGGCGACTGAGGCGACGGTTCCATTGTGGGCTAGTTTGCTTGCGGAGTACGAGGCTACGGACGTTCAGGCGGCGCTAGTCGATTATCTTCGCACTGGTAAATTTGCGCCGGTCCCAGCGGATATTATCCAGCGATGTGAGGCTATTGTGAGATCGCGGCGTGGTGAGCTCTCGCCCGATCAGCTTTGGCCTATTGCACTACGGGCGGCGGCTCTCTCGAACTATAACAATGGGCGGCCAATCGCTATCCCGGCGAGCGTTGAGCAGCTGGTAAAAATGGGAGTTCCAGAGTCTCAAGCGTTGCCCTGCCTTAGAGCCATAAAAAGTCTTGGACAGGCTCGACTGAGGAGCCTCGACCCAGAGGCACCTGAGTTTTCATTTGCCCGAAAGGACTTTTTCTCGGCGCTAGAGTCGGAATCGGCGCACGCGCAAACTCATCAAGTTGCCTCAGCACTCGCTATAGGCCCGGCTCTTAAGAACTTAATTTCAAGCGTGAAGGTGATTCAATGAGCGTTCGAGCAGGACTTAATTCGATGCGAGAGAAACACGCGCTTCTGCAAGAAATCGGGCAGGGCGATTGGGAGGCGTTTTGTGAATATTTTGTCGCGCACCCGCTCACTTGGCGCTACTTCGTGAAGTTCGCGATCCAAGTGCGAGCTAAGGGAAAGCAGAAATATTCCGCTGACTCGCTTATGCACCGAGTCAGATGGGAGTGCGAGATCGACGGAGGCGAGGACGAATATGCCGTGAACAACAACTTCGTGAGTATTTATTCACGACTTCTTGCTTGCAAGTCGCCCGACTTCGCAGAGTTCTTTGAGTTTAGAAAACTAAAGGGTAAAGGCGTTAAGGAGGCCGCATGATTTATTTCTGCCTATTTTTCTCAACGGTCGCGCTCTGTTGTTCATTCGCGGCTTTGGTGCTCGCTCTGGGAGCTGGCGCGGTTACGCAAAAAATTAAAGTCACGCATGACAAAGCGATCGGCGAGCTACTTGCCTATGCCGGAAGGCTCAACCGCCAGATCGATGAACTGAAGAGATTTTATGGTGAAGACAGGAGAATTCAATGAAACGAAGAGGCGAAGCCCACATGTACGCGAAGCTAACAGCGGCTAAAATCCGTGAAATCGCCGCGCGAATCGCCGACGGCGAGAAGCAAAGACTCCTCGCCAGAGAATACGGAGTGAGCGAGGCGCTCATTTCGAACATCAAGCACGGCAAATGCTGGACGCACGTTGAACGATCTGGAGAGCGCGCTACAGAAGGAGGTGATCCCGTTATCTCTGGCAGCGATGCCAGTTCGGTTGTGAAAGGGGTTCCCGAGTGAAGCGCTCTCCAGTTTTGAACTTTTTGGACACAGGCACAGAGGCATCGGAGATGCGAGCTCTGTTCCAGTGGCGTGATTGGAATAAGTCGCGGTTTCCAGAACTTGAGCTGCTCTTTCATATCGTGAACGAAGGCAAGCGCGGCTACAAAGCTCAGGCTGATTTCAGGCAGCAGGGGGGGCGATCTGGACTCCCTGATGTTTGTTTACCTGTCAGGCGCGGTCGATACGGGGCTCTCTACATAGAAATGAAGCGGCGGCGCGGCGGTAAAATCAGCGCGGCTCAAACGTGGTGGCTCAACAAACTCGAACTGGCTGGGAACTTCTGCGAGATCTGTTACGGGCATGAGGAAGCCGAGAGTGTGATCGTTAGGTATTTAGGGGGCGAGTATGAATAGAGTCTTTATCACCACCGACATCGGCTGCGACGCCGACGACCAGCAGAGCATGATCCACGCGCTGATGCTGCATCAAGCGCGGCGAGTTGAGATCGTCGGGATCGCCATTGGCTACCCTTGTGGTGATCGTTTTTTGGTAGACCGATGTCTCACGGCAGCGCGGCGTGACGGGTTCGCCGAGGCGTGGAAGCTCAAGCAGAAAGTTTATCAGGGGGCGAAGCGAAAAGGGCTCGGCGTGGCTTCGAGTGGAGCGATGCAGCTTATCAAACTCGCGATGAACGGCGACGAGAGGCCGCTTCTCGTTTCTGTTTGGGGTAGCGCCACGGACTTGGCTAATGCGATTCGTGAGGAGCCGCGAATTGTTCCGCGAATCCGGGCGCATGTGATCGCGTCTTGGAACCGCGAGCAGGATCCCGAGAGCCACAAGTTTTTGAAGTCGGTTAAGGGTTTGAGGTGGATCGACAACGAGCGAGATTTCCGAAGAATGTACCAGGGCTGGCCGATCGCGAAGAACAGAGAGTTCGTCAAAATGATCGGAAAAAAGTGCGGACATCTCGGCGCTCTGTTCGCTGATGTTTCGCGGAACATCAACACAGGGAAAAACTCGATAAAAATGGGCGACACTCCGAGCTTTCAGTGGGCTGTTGAATTCCAGGGCTCGATGAAGTGGACCACAAAAAGACAGAGCATCTTGAGGTTGTGGAAAGAGGTGATAACGGAAATTTATGGAGAGGCGAAATGAACGAGTGGGGAACCGGAAACGAATACGACTTTGTTGCGTTTGTGTGGCATGTACTTCTCACACTGTTGGCACTGGCAGTATTGGTGTTCACCCTCGCAGGCTGCGCTAAACCCGTGTGGCCCGATATTGGCGGCGGGGTTCGCGTGAAAGAAATCAGAATCAAAAGTTGTAATCAGTTGGAAGATGAGTGCGGGACTAAGGTGTAATTAAAAAGGAGAGCGAGAAATGGGGAACGAAGTTGTGTCAATGAACGTACCAGAAAGAGTCGTAGCAGAAATTGTGAAGGCAGAAGTCGCGGCGAAGGTAGCAACAGCTCTTAAGGGAGAGGCGGCAATAGTAGAGAAAATCGTAGAGGCGGCGTTGACGATGCGAGTAGATCGCAAAGGCGAGCCATCACGGTTTAGCGACGCAGTTCCATATATCGAGCACATCATGGTCGAGTCCATTAAAGAGGCCGCTAAAACTGCCATGAAGCGATACATCGAAGAGAACTCGACGAAGATACAAGCAGAGGTCGAAAGGCAACTAAAGAAATCAACGAACGCTTTGGTATCTGCGTTCATGGGGAGTGTTTTGGAGAAGGCGAAGGATAGGTGGAATTTCGGTATCACCGTGGATGTTAATAAGCCGGGGTAGTGGACGAGTGTAAAGAGCGGTGCAGCGAACATCCACGGGGGGCAATAGTAGGGTATGAGAAGGGAAGCAAAGCGAGCAAGGTTTGAAGCGAATGGTGGTCGTGAGGGTATTGCGAGGCGCATCATCGAAGTGGCGAAGCAGATTGTCGAGCGGGATTCATATTTGGCCTGATATTGGCGGCGGGGTGCGGGTGGAGAAGATAACGATTAGGGAATGTAAGAAGGGGGAGTGCAAATGAAGACTTTCACACTCGGTGATATACGGTCGTGGAATCCCTGCTATGACCCCATAAAATATTTACCAGAAGATTGGTCTGGTACGGTCGTAGACATTCTTGACCACGGTAAGATCCCACAACAGGACAAGTTGTGGGTAGTTTGTAGAGAGGAATTGATATCAGCAAAAACTTTAAGACTTTTTGCTGTGTGGTGTGCGCGACAAGTGCAGCACCTCATGAGCGACCCGCGAAGTCTTGCTGCTTTGGATGTCGCTGAGAAGTTCGCACATGAGCAAGCGACGGAAGAAGAGTTAACTGCTGCGAGCGATGCTGCGTGGAATGCTGCGTGGAATGCTGCGAAAGCTACTGCGAAAGCTAGTGCGAGAGTTGCTGCGATAGATGCTGCGTGGAATGCTGCGAAAGCTACTGCGAGAGCTGCTGCGATAGATGCTGCGTGGGATGCTGCGTGGAATGCTGCGAAAGCTACTGCGAAAGCTACTGCGAGAGCTGCTGCGATAGATGCTGCGTGGAATGCTGCGTGGAATGCTGCGAAAGCTACTGCGAAAGCTACTGCGAGAGCTGCTGCGATAGATGCTGCGTGGGATGCTGCGAAAGCTGCTGCGAGCGATACTGCGAGCGATGCTGCGAGCGATGCTGCGAGCGATGCTGCGTGGAATGCTGCGAAAGCTACTGCGAGAGCTGCTGCGATAGATGCTGCGTGGGATGCTGCGTGGAATGCTGCGTGGAATGCTGCGAAAGCTACTGCGAGAGCTGCTGCGATAGATGCTGCGAGAGCTGCACAAGTTAAAAAGCTCAAAGACATGGTTTTGGAGGGGGAGTGCTGAGATGAGAAGAGATAAACCATGGGAAGATTCTATGGTACAGCATGACCCGTTTGCGCCTCATAACGGGTTTAATAAGAGTTCCCCGTTCAAGCCGTGGAATCGTCCGTTTGGAACTGTAGATGACTTAGAAGAAGACGAAAGACGTTACTACGAGGATCGTGGAGTTATCCCCAGACGGAGATATTCAGAGCGAGAGGAGGGCGGGAAGTGAGGAATGTAATCGTGAGAGTTTCAGGGTGCGACGACTATACTCAGGTTGTGATAAGAGCAGACGAGGCTGAAATTAAACTTTTACAGCGGGTAGCGGAGTTGATCACGAGAACATCTACTTATGGTTGTATGCCGAAAATGAGCGTTATTTCCGCCCCTGCGGAGGTTGCGGAAGTTAAAGGGGACGAGGAGGGCGGGAAGTGAGCTGGTACTATAAGATAAAAGCTTTTTGCGCGATTTCTTCAATTCTCGAAACGAAGAGGTTAGGGCGTATTTGGTTGAGTGGTTTGTACGGGAGGTTATGAGCAAACAAAGTAGAAAAAATAGTACGTCTAAGAAGGTCACGAGTGAGCGTTCATAGGGTTTACACATGAAAAACCGCAAGTGCAAAAAACCGCAAGCACCCCTGTCACTCATTAAGGGCGTAGCTGAAGAGGGCCGAACGATTCATAGGTGTAGCGTTTGTGGAGATCATGGCGTGTGGTCTGAAGGGTGGATGTGGTTCGGAAACTATCTTGAAGAAGAAGTTATGTTCAAAGTTTGTTCTCCGAAGTGCAGAAGTAATACACCATCTGAGTGGATGAAGCTTAAAAAGTATAGGAGGTATTATAGGTGAAACCACGTCTCTGGCTATTGTGCGCGGCTCTTTTCTTCTCGGCTTGTGGTTCAGACCCGCAGGAGGTGCAGCCACACAGCGGAGAACAAAAGGTAGTTAGCCTGGACTTGTTAGGCATACTGCACAAGGACTTCCCGTGCGAGAAATATTTAGAGGAGATGCGAGATGCAACAGAAATCAACATTGGATACCTTGCCGGAGGTACATTTGGTGAATCCAGAGAGTGCCTTAACTCCATTGTTACGAATGAGCGCACGAATAATATCCGAGTCCATACATGCTCTGGACCTTGCGTTACGAACTCTCGATGTCACGCTAGTGAGTGTTTCTCCGGCCTTAAATGGGGAGATAGCGATCAAATGCTATCTAGGATCGAATCCTTCGGAAGAACTGAATTTTCTACTTTGTCGAACGTCGCCAAAAAACGAATATACGCATCTCCTGTCCTCGAACACCAACTTGACCGAGAAACCTTCGACAGAGCCGCAGAACTCTTACTCAGAATCGCAGGAGAGTACGGACTCGACATCGAAATCGTAGACAACCCGCTCATCCCGCGCCCGTCAAAGTGGCTGCTTGAGGTACATAACTTTTATGCGCCTTCGCAGTTTCCGTATATTTTCAGCACTGATGGTTACTTCGGGTTCGAGGTTGAATCGATGCTCGATGCTAACAGAGATGCGGTGATTAATTTCCGATGGGATCCCGCGATGAACGGACTTTGTACGGACGGCAGTGACTGGGTTTACCCGACTGAGAGGAGGTGTTGGTAATGACCAAAGAAAAAAAGACCTTAAAGGATTGGATAGAGAAGGCCACTAGAGAAGGAACTTACTTCCATAACTATCGTGGATTCGGAGGGGATGTCTACGGAATTCCGGTTGAAGATTACGATAGGATTATGAACGAGGAACTCACGCAAGAGGAGTTTGAGGCGAAGGCAATGTTGTGCTCTCAATCGAATTTACAAACAGCAAAGGAGCAAGCGAGAGATGAGTAAAGAAATACACCCAACACAACAGGCATATGCGGACGGGTTAAAACACGGCAAAGAGCTATGCGCAATCCCCTGGCGCAAGCCGAGCGAGATGCCACAGCATGACTCTGATGTTCTTGTACTCACGCAAGACTTCGCTGCGACGGGCTGCATAGCAGCTCGCTATTGGGTCGATTCTTTTTGTTGGGACACTTCTTCGGTTGAGTGGAAAGCCCTAAATCCAGAGGAGGTTGTAGCCTGGATATATAAAAACGAACTCCCTTTACCCGATTGGGTGCAGAAATGAAAAACTCCGACCCGAAGATAATACTCCGCTTGATCGAGGCCAGAAGAGACGAGCTTTTGCGAGAAAAAAGCACCTACCGCATCCTGCAACTCAAGAAACAGATCGAGGCGCTTGAAAGGGAGCTAAAGAAATGCGCGAAGTGAAAATTGACCCGTGGACGGATGCGCGATTGCCAGACCTTTTGAAGATCGCGAACGCGATAGGATTGGTCCGTCTTGGAAGGGGCCGAGCTTGCAAAGATATTTGGGACCAAGTTCAAAAGTGCGTGAAGCTCTCGGCGCATGGTCCAGTTGTTAAGTTGAACGACCTTTATAGAATTTTGTTTATGGAGTCAGGGGAATGACACTTTCTGAAATGGTCCTTTTAATAGCTTTCTTGCTTATGTTTGGTGTCGTCGTTTGGTGTTGGCTCATCGATGAGGTCTCAACAGCACTCGTGCTCTTTATAGCATTACTTTTAGCGACCGCTGCGATTGCTAAAGCCGAAACCCCCAACTGGCAACTCTACGACCAACGGATCGGCGCAGCGGCGCAAGCGTACAAGGCGAGGTGGGCGACTGGCAACGACGATGAGAGGCTCGCAGCATACTACTACGATGCCGCGATTTCTTTTGAGTACCTTTCTCGTCGATTGAACGATCCATCTCTCATGACCACGGCAACTCAAGCCGCTGATTTTTATGCTAACGAGTATGCGATCCGCTTTTCGGGGAATGTTCCCGGTTATTGGAACTTCACGAGTGGCATGCGACGCATGTATCAACTTACAGGAGAACAAAGATACCGGAATGCCGTAATTGCAATTTCACAGAATGCTGCTTTTGCTCGTGACTCAACAATTGAAGACACGCGCGAAACTGGATATTCAAGAGAAGTGGCATACGCGATCCGATCATACCTTGATGCGGAGGCTGTTGGTGCCCCTCGCCGTCAACGTCTCTCCCTCCTCGTCTCTCACGCACAGTCACACCTAGAGCAGTGGCATAACGGCAGCGCGCCTTACGTTCGCCCCTTCATGGTAGGACTGACGGCAATCTCTTTAATTCGTGCGTCAGAAGCGGGCTTCGACCCCATCGGCATTCGCCAAAGGCTTCAGGCAATCGCGACAAAAATAAAAAACGAGCTATGGCTTGAGTCGGCGCGAGCGTTTCGCTACACCGATCGCATCGTCTCAGATGCCAACGACATGCAGCCAGCGCCAGACCTGAACCTTCTCATAGCGCCGATGTACGCCTGGCTCGGCGATCGCGAATTCGCGGGTAAAGTTTTTAACGGAGGCGTCGAACAAGCATGGCTCGGAAACATCGGAAACATGAAGCAGTTCAACCAGAATGTGGCGTTCGTGGAGGAGTTCCAGACCTGGATGCAACCAACCCCAACCCCAACCCCGACACCTACGCCAAGTGTAACCCCTTCCCCTACGCCGACTGCGGCGAATACTCCGACTCCTTCTCCCTCGCCGACCATTTCGCCGTCGCCATTGCCAACGCCGACCCCTTGCGTCAAGGGCAAGAATAACCAGCTCACAATGAAGTACCTGGACTGCCGGATCGATAGGTTGAAGGTTTTGAATGGGTTGGAGGAGTAGATGATCAGACCCTGCCCCCTCTGTCTTTTTGTTGGTCATGAGACTTACAACTTCTTCGGACTAGATATGGTTGACTGCCCGAGGCGCGCGACAGATTCTCACTATCTCGCCCACGAACTCCCGCCTGACATAGTTTCAGGGTTAAGGCCGCTTTGGTTTTGGGAACCCTATGATCCTGTCACGCGAGAAATGCTCGACTGGAACCTTCCAGCGTCGATCGAACACGATCGGCTTTACTTAGAGCAAGGTTGCTCCCGTGAAGAAGCCGATCGTCTATGGCTGGAAATCGCTAACAAAGTCGTTTCGACAATTAAGAATAGAGAATCTCGGGATCGGTGGCATCGAGCAACTGAGGTTAAGTATCAAACCATTAGAAAGTTAGGTTGGATCCCTTGGAATTTCAGAAAGCTACGGAAGAGCATAGGAGTTTGACGGACTCGGAATTGATGGGAATGATTGCGAGAGGAAGCGAGCCAGCGTTTGATGAGTTTTACTCGCGATACCACGACAAAGCCCGAAGCTTAATTCTCTCTATGGTGAAGTGCGATCTTACCGCCCGAGAGTGTCTGAACTCAGCTTTCTTTAATGTTTGGCGCTTCGCAAAAGATTTCACGGGAGGCTCTCAGGCTTCGACTTGGTTCTATCGGATATGTTGGAATGAAGCGGCGATCCATCTCCGACGGAAGAGGAATAGTCTTCAGAATAAAATTTTCGAGAATGGAGTAGAGCCGATCAGCTCAAACCTCCCACCAGTAACCTTCGATTATGAGGTGAGTTCTTATGTTCGATTCGTCTTTAAGCAGCTTGGACAGTTGCCGAGAGAGTACCAAGAGACGCTCAGGCTTTCGGCGCTCGACTACTCAAACGTTGAAATCGCCAAATTTACAGGACAATCTCTCGCGGCTTCAAAGTCCGTTAAGCACCGAGCAAGGGCCGACCTCAGAAGGCTTTGTGGTCGGGGGTGAAGAAATGACCCTCATAAAGATCATTTCCGGTCAGCCTGTTGGATACGACACAGGAGTCTTATCCGCGCGCAGACTTTTGGTCATCGAGGCTCTTCGTCGCTCAAACGGGAACATGCTTCGAGCCTCAAAGATTTTAAGGGTAAAGCGCAGTCGGTTGTATGCGATTTGCTCGGAAATTGGAGTTAATGCCTATGACTTCCGACGACGAGATCGCACAAGCGATGATCCCCCTCCTTTACGATGAATTTAGGGCTCAGGGGCCGACAACGCCAGAATTTGACCTCTGGATCAACGTGATCCTCTCGGCTGTTCGAGACTACACGAGTTGTCGAGTCGGTTCAGCGGGAAGATCCGACGCGAGAAAAGCTTGGAAGTGGTTGAACTCAGACGACGGCGCTGAGGTTGAGCGCTCATTTCGTTGGATACTTAACCTCATTTTTTCACAAGACCCCGAGGGTGTTAGGGTAAAGATTTTGAAATACGTTCACAATATTAAGGTCAACGGAGGGGGAGAGTTCAACCTTCAATATGGAATTTGGAAACGTGTGAGACGCAAGCGCGGTAAAGCTGTAAACTCAAATTGATGAGAAAGAAAAGCGCTAAAACAGGCCGCCCATCGCACGAACCCACGGACCAGACTCGCCGACAGGTATCGCTTCTTGCTGGCATGGGCATGCCACTGAAGAAGGTCGCCTTAGTGCTCGGAATTTCATTCAAGACCCTCTTAAAGCACTATGGGCCAGAGATCGAAAAGGGGGCGGCTCAAGTTGATGCCGTTCTTTACAATTCTTTTTTCCACCTCATAAAAGAGAAAAACGTGCCAACGGTCATTTTTGGCTGCAAGACCAGACTCGGCTGGAAGGAGGTTCAGGCCAATCACGGCGAGACTTCGAAGCCAGTGCCGCGAGCCGTTTTTACAACATCCGAGGAGCCTCCGAATGAGCAGATCGTTAGCGAGTCAAAGCAGCGAAACGGAACCAACGATTGAGACTCGTCTGCCTTGGTGGGTTGCTCATGCGATCCGCGATGTTGAGAGCGAGCTTATTCTTGTCACTGGTGGCCTCGGCTCGGGTAAAACCTATGGTTCGTGCATAAAATTCCACGATCTTGTCGGGCTCAATTCTCAGTGCGATCTGTGTTGGGCTGTGGCTCCAACTCACGGCAAAGTCGAGGACGTTCTAATCCCCAGCTATCAAGAGGTTCTTTCGTCAGTCTATGGACTTCTACCGGATACGCACTATCGCCTTTACAAGACCAAGCCAGCGAGGATCGAGTGGTTAGCTTTCCAAGGTCCGAGCGTGGTTTTTCACTCGGCGGACAGGCCGGAGTTAATGGTCGGCTCTAACATTTCGCACTGGATGGTCACAGAGGCGGGGTTAGTTTTTAACGAGCCAGTGGTTCACGAGAAGCTCGTCTCCCGGGCTCGCGATAAAAAGGCTGTTTGCATACAAGGAATTGCTGAGGGTACACCGGAGGGTTTGAACCATCTTCAAGCGCTCGCAGAGGGCGACGATTTTAGGTGGCTGAATCATTGGCTTGCAAGAAACCCAAAAACGAAAACCTCGCGCATAAAACTCAAGACGAAATGGAACCCGCATCTGCCCAATGGTTACTTGGAGCGGTTAATTCGCGCGTATTCGTGGAACCCTCAAAAGCTAAAAAGTTACCTTGACGGGGAGTTCACGAGCTTTACCGAAGGGGCTTGTTACTCAAATCTCCACGCAGCGAATATCGTACTTGATATTCAAGCGGACCCACACTTACCGCTGACTTTCGCCTGGGACTTCAATAAGACTCCACTCGCCTGGGTTGTTTGGCAAGACCAACCAGTGACGAGGAGGGACGGGCGGCGAGTCAGGAAGATTCGAGTGCTTGCTGAGTCCGACGGGCGAAGTAACCAGCTCGACGATGGAGTGATCGAATTTCTGCATAAATTTCCAAAGGAGCGGTATTTCGATACGTTAATTCGCCTCGACGGAGATCGAAGCGGTTTTGCTGGATCCCATAAAATTCAGGGCAGCGACTATCAGCACATTCAGCGTTATTTGCGCCCCTTTTTCCGAAATGTCGAGATAGTTTCACGGCATGAAGTAACCCCGGTTCGCTCAAGCGTGGAGCAGCTCAACAAACTCTTGCTTTATGAGGTTGTGGAGATTGGGGCTTGGTGCCGGAACACCATTACTTCCCTTGAAAAAACCAAATTCAAGCCAGGAACAACTGATATCGAGAAACCGTCGAACGACCAGCACACCCATTGGCAGGAGGCTCTTAGAGTCTCAACATACAATCATACGCAGGGGTGGGATCTCACTTCCGACTCTTCACCGATTTTGGGGCTTTCTCTATGATAAAGTTTTTAATTCCTTTTTTATTCTCACTCGCGCTCGCAACCTCAACCGCGGCGCAGCAGATTTACACAAAAGACGGTAAGACGGTATCTCCGTCTCAAATAGCCCTCGGCTTGATTGATGGAGCAGAGGTGATTCATCTGCAGGGCTTTAATAATTCCGTTAGCACAGCGGAGGAAACATACTGGCCGGGCTCTGTGAGGTATGTCTGGCCTACAACGGCAACCGCCGTTACGGTTTCGAGTGCAAGCTCTAACGACGATGGGGATCCAGTTGGTACTGGCTGCAATACGGCACGAATACGATACGTTAACGACGAGTTTGATGAGGTCATTGAGACGGTGACATTGAACGGCCAAACTGCCGTAACCCTTGCCGATGAGACTCTTGGAGTGAACTCTATCGAGTGTCTGACGGCTGGAACTGGCCTTACCAATGCCGGGGTTCTTTATGCGGGTACTTCAACAGTGACAGCCGGAGTCCCTGCAACTGTTTACAACCGGGCTGAAGCAGGGCTAGGGAAGTCCTCCTCGGCTTTCTATTTCGTACCAGACGACAGAGTAGTGCTTTTAATGGATTTGGATATTGGAGTCACTGTTTCACAGATCAATTACGTCTTTCTTTATCGTCAGCTTACGGGCGGTTCGTTCAACCTGGTCGCGACCTTCATATCACAGCTTGACGGAAGCTTCCCTTACCGCTCCTTTCAACATGGCCCCATTCTTTTTCCCTCGCGATCGAAGCTCAGGCTTGATGGTTTGTCACAAACTTCAAATGCCAACGGAAGAGCTAATTTAACACTAATTCAGTTCGATACCACCAAGCTCGATCTCACGCGCTACATTCCGGTACAGTAAATGGCAGGAATTAAGCTCTACGAGAATACAGACTTTAAGCTCAATAAGTCGAAGTGGACTGAGATTCGAGACTTCTTTGAAGGGGAGAAGGAGGTTCTCATTTCACCCGAATACCTCGTCATGCACCAGCTTGAGTACGCTCCGAATGGCGGGGCAAAAATTCGCCAGACAAGACAGCAGATTTCGGAATACACCAATTATCTTGGTATGATCGTTCAGTACTACCTCTCGATGATGTTCAAGAATCCGGCTGATATCTCGGAGGTTAAGGCTATATTTGGCGATCACGCTGACAACGTTGATGGCGAGGGAAGCAGCGTCCAGACATTCATAAAAGACGGCATCGCCAAGAACTTGATACTTTATGGAAGGCCAATCGTTCGCACAGACACTTACGCCATCGATGCCGCGAGCGCTGCAGATGAGGCCCAAAAGGGGCAACGACCGCTGTGGAAAATGATAGAACCTCTTGATGCGCCGGATTGGGTTCGAAGCGAGTCGAAGCTCAAAATGTTCAGGCATGAATACCTTCAGGAAGACGAGCGAGAGGATCTGACGACAGAGCCTAAAGAACGCCGATACTCCAGGCTTTACAAGCTAGAAGGAAATTCTCTGATTGTTCGAATATTCCGAAGTAGTCAAAGTTCCTCGGCGGTGTCGGAAAAGGAGAGGCGCGAAGCCAAGCCAGGATCGTCGTGGGAGCAGATCGACGAAAAGGTGCTGCCGCTTTCGGTAATTCCAATAGCTTCAACCTGGAAAGCTAAGTCATGGGTCTATGGAGTCACACGCGAACAAAGGCGTTACTGGAACTTAGATTCTGTTTTGGACAACGTGGTTCATTACCAGGGCTACGACATTCGCGTCGCCACAGGCGTTACTGAAAACAATCAGAAGGTCGCGATGTCGGAATATACCCTCCTGTTTCTTCCTGATGGAGCAACGCTTGAAAAGCTTCCTCCCACTTACCCCCAAGCTATTTTTGAAAAGGTGGATCGCTCTAAGCAAAACATATTCCAGATCGCGTTCAATGCGCTGAGACTTCCGAGCTCAGGCTCTCAAGAAATGGAGGGCGAGGGAACTCTCCGCGAGCGAAAAGAAGACATGATCTCATTCATTCAAAGTCAGATCGAGGTTATCGAAACCGTTGCAAACGAGGCTGTGAGCCATTGGGCCTTGATGAGCGGCCAAAAGCCGCCAACCGGAAAGATTAAGCTTTCTCGTAAAATTACGCTCAAGGACATAGACCAAATGATCGCCATATTTGGTGCGATGCGCGACGAACTAAGAGCATACCCTAAGTGGAAGCAGAAAACTCTGAAACAGATAGCAGCAGCCCAGGGCTTTGAAGATGACGAGGAAATAACGCAGGAGCTAGAGAAACCAGTTCAACAGCCTCAGCAAACACTTTCGGACAGGCCACGTTTAGCGGATTTGATAAATGTCAGACCTTCGGAGAATGGTTCGGCGTCAGCTCGCGGAGCGTGACAGCTCGGTAGAAAGTTTCTCCCGGGCGCTTAAGGCATTTTTGCAGACAGAGTTGAAGCGACTCACACGGGAAGTTGAGGGTCGCGAAATTTCGGCTATCGATGCAGCGCGAATCCTTGGGGATTTACGAGAAAACTTAGCACAGGCCGGACTTGGAGACGTTCTTGCCGAGGTTGAGCGCATGTACGCCTCGGAGTTGAACCACCTCGACGAAAGCCTTTCGAGGTACGGCAGGGGTGTTGCGATCTTCACGGGGGCAGATGTCGAAGTTGTGCAAACCCTCGCCAGGTACGACATAGAGCAAATCGCCGACGACATAGATATTACGGTTGACGAACTTCGCTCGTATGCTGTTCGGCAAGCTCTTTCAAATCAAAAAGTCGTGCTTTCCGATGTCATCGACGACTTAAGCGATCGCGCAGCTCGACATAGCGCGACCATAGAGAATACGGCTCTCTCTGGTTACTACCGAGCGATCACCGTCGGCAAGGCTGATGAGCTAGGGCTGGACCTCTTCGTATATTTTGGCCCCGATGATGATGTAACGAGGCCGTTCTGCGAGACGCGAGTGAATCAAGTTTTTACCCGTGAGGAGATCGATTCCTGGGACAACGAGCAAGGGCTCGACGTGTGGATCTACGGCGGCGGCTACAACTGCCGACATCAAATATTACCAATTTCGCTAGAGGACGCTCAAAAACTTTATGGGTATCAGGGTAGTTAAAACACCCAATTTTAAGCGCATATCCGACGACCTAAAAAAGCAGCGCCGTGAAATCCTTCAGCGTGAAATGCTTTACGCTAAAACCGAGATTGTTGGACGAACCAATCAAGGGCGGGACGTTGACGATTCGACGTTTGAGCCGTACTCCGACGACTACGCGCGATGGAGAAAACAGCGAGGCTATCAAGTCGATCCCCCAAACTTGACGATCACCGGAAACATGTTGCAAGCGATCGACTCGCGTATTGAAGAACGGCCCGGAAGCTTAACTGGAATTCTGTTGTTTGCAGCTCAACGCGAGGCTGTTAAAGCTAGATCAGTGAACAAGCTGCGCGAATTCTTCGCGCTGTCGAAGGATCGGATCGAGAAAATACTAAGGGCATTGAATGGCAGAAGCTGACAACAACCAGCAAAAGGGAACCGAGGATGTTGAGTCGCTTAAGGCGAGATTGACAGAACTTGAGAACCAAAAAAACACCTGGATGGGGAAGGCCACCGACTACGAAAAGCGCTTCAAGGGAGTTGATCCAGATGAGTTCCACGCCAACAGAACGGCCCTAGAACAGCTTCAGCGCGACAAGGCTATCGCCGATCCCAAGCAGATGGACGAGTGGAAGACAAACACAGAAAAGCAGATTCGAACAGCACTCCAAAAGGAGCTTGATGAGGCCGTTTCCAAGGCGAAGAACCTTGAGGGTGAAATCCGAGAGCTTCGGGTTGTCGATCGCGTGTTCAAGGATGTGGCGGGACAGTTTAATGACGACTGTTTTGACGACATTAAAGGCTATATTCGCCGCTTTTGCGATCTTGATGAGAACGGAGAGATCGTAGTGAAGGATGAAAAGGGGAACGTTCGTTATGCCCCTGGATCTGCATCGAAGAAAATGAACTCCGCGGACTTCGGCGAATGGCTTGGACAGTCAAAACCCTCTTGGAGAAAACCTACCCACGTTAAGGGAACGGAATCGGGCGGTTCGACTCGATCAACTGGCTCAAATGGAGCCATGACAGCACAAAAGTTTATGTCTCTCGATCCGGCAGAGCAGCGAAAGGTTTCTCTCGCTATGAAACCCGAAGAGCTCCACGCAATAGGAAGAGAGGTTCAACAGTTTTTAATGGGACGATAATTTATGACTACGGAATTCAAAGACATTCTTAGCTTCACAGGCGGGGCTATTTTCAATGGCGCGGCAAGTGCCATTTCCAACGCATCATTCGGCCACCCTCAGATTTGGTCGGCAACAAACGTAGGCGTCGGCAGTTATTCAATCAGCGGAACCGAGGCTACAGCGGCAAACATAGCTCTCGCTCTGAGCACTTTGGTTACCGAGTTGAAGCATAAAAAAATTATTAATTAGGAGATTTTTATGGGCGCAGTTGCAAATGTAACGGAATTTGGGAACGCCGTCACGCTATCGAATACGATAGCGGCTTTAGGTTCCCCGGCCTTTGTTAAGGCTGTTTGTATGACCAACCTTGTGCATGGAGAGGATCTTCCCGTCAATTCGATGGTGAAGAAATTTCCTAAGCGAGGCTCACTCTCTGCCTCGTATCCACTCGCAGAAGCGACTGCTCAAGCGATTGGATCGGGTGGAGAGCTTACTGACACATCGGCAGATTGTACCGCTGCGAAGGCTGCCATTGTTTCCGGGCTTTCCGTAGAAGCAGAGCAGTTCAGCTCTATGGACCTGACTAGAATCGCCCAGGAACAGTTCAGTGCTATAGCTCGCGCTGTTGATGATGATGCTCTAGGTCTTATCTCGGGCCTTTCCACTGGCCGAACAGCCTCGTCGCTTTTGACGATTGACGACATCATGCTGTCACAAATGGGAATATATGCCTCTGAAGTGCCGAACAAGGAGGTTCCTCTCGTTCTCGTCACGAGCGCGAAGGGTATGTACGGCGTGAAGAAGGAAATCGTCCAATCCGGCGCAAGCGCTTGGACTTCTCAGTCCATGCTTTCAATCTTGGGTGGGCGACCACAGGCAAATTGCTTCGTCGGCTCTATTCCGGGGCTTTGTGATGTTTACCAAACCTCTGGAATGGGAACTTCTGGCAGCGATACCTATTCGGCGTTGTTTCATCCGATGTGGACCTTCTGCGGAATCTTCGGCGCAAGCCCAATCTCATGGATGGCCCGGAAGGGAGCGGAAGGCTTCTATACCGAGCTCGCCAGCTACTACTTCTTCGACATCGCCGAGTGGAACGACCTCGCTGGCCGTTACATTCTCTCTGATACCTAATTCATACCTTGTCTTGTTTTACCCTCTCCGAGAGCAGTAACTCGGGGAGGGGTTTTCTTAGGGGAATAATGGAATTTTTGAACGAACCAAGTGCTGAAGCCAACAAAGAGCTCTCAAACCCAAAATACCACGCGCCAAAATACGCGCATGTTATTTTTGAAGCGCTAAAAAACGAGATTCAGGATGACGGCTCTATGGCCGTTAAGACGCGCATTGTGACGCTCAATGCCGAGAACCGACCTTCGGGGGTAAAAAACAAACTTGCTTATTACATTCGGAAAGGCGCGAAGATCCTCGGTTACGCTAACTTTCCAAGCCACGACCACCCACGATCAGATCGCAGGGCGAAGTTTGAAATGTTTAATGGCGTTAACGGAGCGCCGAATGAATATGAGTCTCTTGTTGCTGAGATAAAAATGCTGGCGCGAGGGGGATCAATTCACGACGTTATTCGCGAGCGCGATGCTCTTCAGGAGAAGTTGGCAGCGTATCAGGCAAAAGAGAAAGAGGTATCCGAAGGAGAGAAGAATGAGCGAAAAGGCAGAAACTAAGATAGTTGAACTTAACTCAATGCCGATCGAGGCCGTTCATGAGGCCATGCGCGGAGCAAGGTATGTTGAGGGAAGGAAGCAAGAGCTTCGTGAATCTTATGACTCTCGCGCCGATGTTCAGGCGCATCGAAGGCTGTCTAAGGACGAAAAGGTCCGTAGGGCTAAAGAGATCATGATCGGCAGAGTACGCGAATATAACGACGCAATGGCTGGCCGTGAGACAACGCGAGCGGAGGCTGAACGCAAGGTTGAGGAACTCACGCGACGATTCGAAAGAGAAAGCGGTGAGAGGTGATATCCAAGAAGGATTACTGTTCAAAGATCTGCGGCGCGAAGTGTTGCACTTTGCGCCCGGAGAACATTCCTTGTCGATATCTAACCAGAGAACGCCTTTGCTCGTGCTACGAACGGCGCTTTCGCGAGGACTCCCCAGAGATGGCGGTGGTCGGGTTCGTTACTGGAGTAGGTGGGGACGTAAAGCCTTTTACATGCGGGCGTATAGAAAAAATTATAGAAAAAGGACTCCTTCCGAAGGAGATCGAGGATCAATGCTGCTTCGCTCATCCGGAGTTGCTTGAATGTACCCTTTCGGAAAGTCTATAGTCGCCGAGTTTTACCCCCTAGTCGATAACCGAGAAGTCGATCCGGTTACTCTTAGCGCGATGGTGCTCGATTCTATTTATTTATTTTCCTACGAATCGAAGCCGGAAATGAGCGCTGCGAAAGCAGGGACAGGAGCGCTTCAAAGCATAGCCTCCTGGACGGCGGTTCCAGAGAAGAGGGGGTTTCGCTACGACCTCGACGAAGTGGAGGATCCAGATCCTACGGGCTCACAACTCGTCTACTCTTTTTGGGTGGCGCACAACTTTAGGTTCGAGGCCGGAGCGCAGATTCAGACCGTTCTCCAGGAGCTTCTTTTTCAGCGCCCTTGGGCGCATACGAGGCGCGTAGAGGTTACTTTTGCTGATGTCATAGCAGCATGGCCAACAGCGCAGAAATACGCGACAGCGAGCCAAATTGACAGCGCTATCACGCTTGCGAAGACCGATGTTCGAAATGATTTAACAGCAGCAGGTTACGAATGGGGCGAGATTCGAAGACCAGACAGGCTGAACCAATCGATTCTTTATCGAGCTTTGGGACATATTGCCTTCACCCAGATCCAGCAGACGGGCGATCACTGGGATCGACAGTCTCAAGAGTGGAAGCGCATGAGTCACAAGATCCGCGAAGAGTTGAAATTTGAGTATGATGGCGCGAAGACAGGAGCAACTCAGACAACCAACACTCAAAGCGGTTTCAGGTTTATCAACCGATGAGCACCATCGCGGAAGTCAGGGGCGCTTGGACCTCGGAGATATTCGAGAACCCAACGGTGAGGGGCTTCACAAACTCGATCTATGCGTTTGACATTCCGAACCTTGAAAGTGCTGCTGGTGCGGGGCTTTTCTATTTTGAAGCTGAAATTAACTTCATAACATTCGTCGTCTCGCGAACTAGAATTGATGGCCTTACGGGGCAGCTTCGCTATGAGTTTCCTGTTCGCATTCGGTATTACCGGGAGAACGAACCGAGCGGCGAGAACTTCAAAAGCACAACAGACCGTTTAGAGGCAATCGATTCTCTTGTACGATCGGAGCTAGGGAACTCGTGGGCTTCGACGGTCGATTATTATCAGCCTGGGGCTGAGGGGATTCGGAGTCCTGAGCTAGTTTTTTTAGAGAATCGCCCAACGTGGGTTTCGGAAGTCACCTATACGGGCATTAAGACAATTTCAGTTTAAGCGAGGATTTTATGGGAAGCATCACGGGAGCAGCAACGGTAATCGGCTTGAAGAAGGCGACGACTTGGGGAACAGCAACGGCAATCGGTTCGGGTGATAAGGTTGAGGTTGAGAGCCTCAATCAGGCCGAGAACGCTGAGGAGCTAACGGCTAACCCGATCGGGGCTGGTACTTCAATGGCTACAGAATCGCGTCGTGGAGCTACTTCTCCGACTGTCGAGATCGAGACGCTCATGGGCTATGACAACTCAGCCCTTGTTGCGGTCGGGCAGTTTTTTGGAACTGACACAGTCAACGAGGAGCCGGGGGGAAGCGGTGATTATCTCCATTCGTTTATGTTCAACGAAACTCGGAACCAAGCTTTTGTTACGGCGGCGTTTCAAGCGGCTTCCGCAGTAGCAGGATCCATCGAGTTTCCGAGCTGTGTGACCACAAGAGTTCAGATCACAGCCGAGAACCCTCCTAACTATACGCGACTCGGGCTTTCCTTGCTTGCAAATGAGCAGGAACTCGCGTCTGCTACGAATACATATACTTCACTCAACTCGGCGACAGTGGCAAATAGTCAGCGGATTGTTCTCCAACCCGACGACCAGTTTCTTATTAACGCGCAGGGTGGTGGGGCTTTGAGCGGAAGCGACAAGCTCAATATCACGAGCATCGATATCGCCCTAGAGTATGATCAGGGCTTCGTGGCCGAAATTAAGGGTTCGCTTGGAAACGGTACTCCCGTTGCAGTCGGGGATCCTCCGTTTCAAGGGACGGTGACAATTCGCCTGAAGGAGCTCTCTGACCTCACTTACTTCACAGCGGCTCAGGCTGGCACGGAGTATAAGGCGATGCTCGATATTCAGGACGATACCTCTCCCTATAGGATGAGAGTCTACTTTCCACGCTTAAAAATCGTGGAAGATCCCGAATACAACCTCACAACGACAGCCACAAACGAGCATGTAATTACATTCAAGTGCCTCGCTGCCGCATCAAATCCAACGGGCATGGTGGATACAACGCCCTTCATAGTTATTAAGAACGAACAATCAGGAGCATACATTTAGCATGAAGATCGCAAAAACGGCGACCGTAGTTTTAGCTTCGGAAGACGGGGATGCTCGGTTTGTTTTCCGACTCCCCGGACTCAACGAGCTTCAGAGAGAAGCTCAGGAGTTAGGGAAAATTGAGGATAAAATGGAACGGATGACGAAAGAGCTTGCTCTGTCGTTCGCTCGCCTCGAATCCGTTGAGGGGTTAGAAGACGAAAGGGGGGCTTTGAGTGTTGAGGATGTTCGTGCGCTCACTCTCCCGATTAATATTCTCACCGCCATTCATGCCGGGTATGTTAACGCCTATCTTTCCCTTCTCAAGCGGAAGGAGCCGCCCCAGGAAAAAAAAGAAGGCTTGAGCGCATAGTCGAACGCGCTCGCCTTGGTTGGGTTGATGAGCCGAATCTCAATTGCTCGAACTGCTATGCGCTCAAGGCTAAGGATGGAATTCGCCCTATGTGCGAGAAGTCCGGCTGTCATATCGAAGAGATCGCAAGTGACCTTGAGGCGACCACGGCGATAGATGAAATCCTTGCGGCTCGCCAAGTCCTTGACGCTAGCGGTTTGCAGAAACCGTATCACGACGCATTATTGAGTTACGGGTTTGACGAGTGGCCGACCGGAATTCTTAAGCTTGAAATGCAGTATGCACGGTTCAAGCAGCGATTAAGTGAAAGCCGCGAGCGGAAAACAAAAGCCAGGAGGAAGCGGTGATCGAGTTTCAAGACAGCGAGATCCAGCAAATGATGAGCCAGTTACCAACAGAGGCGAGGGAAGCCGTCGATCAAATCGTGTGGAACTATCACCCAAAAGTAGAAAAAGAAAGATGTGAGTATATCAATCGCCTATTCAACATGGTTTCGAACGGTGAGACTCTTTCAGCAGAGGATACTCGTCGCCTCATCTTGAACGCGATGTTCCTAATCCGCGACAATGCTCGGTTACTAAAAAAGACGGACGAGATGGTTATGGAGCTCATCGTCGCGACGGCTAGGAAGCACACTCTGAGGTTCTGATGGCGACCGAGGGAGAGCAAAACGTATACATAAAGGTCGAGATCGACGATGCAGAAGCCACCGTTAAACTAACCAAGCTGGACGGCTCGATTGAGACTATAAAACTCGGAGCCGAGAGCGCTGCTGGCGGCTTCACAAGGTTCGAGGCCGCGACTGTTGCTTTATCAAGTGCCGTGTCACTTGCTCAGGTTGCTTTCACGGCTGTAACCGGAGCGGCGGCGGCGCTATTCTCAGCCATCGAGCGAGGCTCTCAAATCGACGACGTTTCTTCTGCATTCGAAAATCTCACGGCGAAGGCCGGGGGCGTTGCGGATGTTTTCCTGAAAGATCTCAAAGACGCAACAGGGCAGACGATCTCTTCCTTTGAGCTGATGGAGAAAGCAAATCGCTCGCTTCAAAGCGGGATCAAGCCGGATCAGTATCTTGAGCTTGCTAAGGCGGCCCGTGTTCTCGCCGAAGAAACAGGGGGAAACCTTGTTGACGAGCTTGCGAACCTTGAACGAGCCTTCGCTACAGGGCAAGACCAAATCCTCAAGAATCGCCTCGGAGTTCTCGATCTTGCCAAGGCTCAGGAGGCGCTCGCTAAGGAGCTCGGAATAACCGCTTCTGAGCTCAGTGAAGAACAAAAAATATTCGCTTCGCGCAATGCTATAGTTGAAGCTGCGAGAAAAAAGACAGCCGAGTTTGGTAAAGTTGAAAACGATGCTGGAGACGCGATTGCTCAGGTTGTCACGGCACTAAAAGATAAGCGCGATGAATTGCTAAAAGCTATGGGAAGCAGTGATCGCCTGAAGGGATCTATAGAGCAGCTAGCTAAGGCGATCAGATCTGTAGACGTAAAGCCTATCATTCGAGGGCTCGAATACTTCACAGAGTACTTGGTGAATGAGACAATTCCAAACGTTGGCCGAGGTATTGATGTAATACTTGAGTTCTTTGGTAAACAAACAGAGCAGGATTCATTTGTTAACGAAGCGATCCGTCAATTCGAAGCCCTTGAACGATCTGTTGCTAACTCAAAGACTAAGGCGCGGCTTGATGAGATTAGGGGATCAGCAGAAAACGTATTCGATGTTCTTGCCCATAAAGGCGCTACGGTAACACCAGAGGTTACAGCGGCTTTCGAGTCCCTTAACCGAGAACTACAGGTGCAGTTCCGAGAGATTGAAAAGGGCTTGTCCGAAATTTTCGATGGCGCTAGTGACAAGGTGAGTGGAGGTTCTTCTCCGTTAAAAGGATTAACAAAAGAGGTTAATGAGGTCAAAGAAACGATCGAGGAAGAAGAACCTTTCGACTTCGAGGAAGCCGTCTTCAACGGATTTGAAAACGCGCTTCGGGCTCTTGGCTCTTCAATCGGAAGCGGAGATTTCAAAGGAGCGATTGGTGGCGTGGGTAATGCGCTCTCACAGGCGTTTGGCCAAATCCTCAGTCAGGCAGATCTCAACGGCTCTCTCCTTGGAACCCTCGTAAATTCGCTCGGTTCAGCCGCTGGACCAGTTGGTGCGATCATCGGCGGTGTTGCTGGACCATTCATTTCGTCAATCGTTGACAGTATTCTCACCGACATTGAGAGCGGTGATTACCTAGGCGCGTTCTCGACATCACTTGACACTATTTTCCCAGGGGTGGGATCGTTTGCTGAGAAAATTGTTGGATCCCTTTTTGGCGGCGGCGATAGCGCGGGAACGGAGGCTAAGAAATCAGCCGACAAATTCTTTGCCGATCTGCTCGACGCAAATCGCGTTTCTGTCGTAATCAGCGGACAGCTCCAGCAAATTTCCGATCTTGTTTTTAGTGGGAATCAGGGTGGGGTGGGCTTGTTCGCCGGACTTGAGCCAGCGGCGCAAGCAGCGTTTCGCGGGGTTGGATCTGCGTTTGAATCGCTTCTCGGTATAGCCCAAAACCTCGGAGTCGATATTGGCAACGTGTTTGCTAATAACCTCGGCGGTTCGCTGAACAACCTTCAGATTCTTGTCCAACAGCTCGGCTTCTCGTTTGACCAACTGAAATCCGGTGTTGTTAAGGCTTTTCTGGATGGAAAGCTTTCTGCAACACAAGCGGCTGAGGCGTTAAGGGGAATTGAGCAGATCTCGCAGAAGGGAATCCCCGATGCGCTCGGGGCCGTCGATCAGGCGTTTCAGAATTTAATCGATTCGGGAACTAGCGGCGGGGCTGCTCTTGTTGATGCTCTCGGCGATATTGCGAGCGAGGCAAAGGAGCTTTCTTTTACCTCCTTTCAGGAGGTGCGTGATTTTCTCACGAACAGTGGGAAGTTTACCGAGGAGCAGATCTCCCAACTTTTTTCAACCCTCGCGTCAAATGGAATCGACTCGATCGACGAACTCGAAAACGTAACAGCGGAGCAGACAATTAACATCGTTGAGGCTCTTGGGGCGGCTGGACTCGCCTTTAGCAACGTCGGTTCGGAAGTTACGAATATCGCGGCTGAATTGAATAATATCCCCTCTGAAATACGCACAACGGTTCGGGTCCGCTATATTGCGGAGGGCGATGCAACAGCCGCAGCGAGCGTTGGTCAGAGTATCGGCACCAAGGACAGCTCTTTTCTCCCGGGTGGCGAGGGAATATCGACCTCGTCTAGCGCGTTCAGTGGTAGCGCCTCCCGACGACCTGGAGGGTTGACAGGTCGATGACAAACCTTCTTCTTTCTTATCCTGACATCGGAGCCCGCTGCCTCAGTATTTATTCAAATGCCTCTGATACATGGGATGAGTACTTCCCTTTAGTAAATAGTCGGAGCGGGCCACGAACGACGCGATCTCGGCTTCTCGATGACTCATTAACGAGCGTCGTCATCGACTACGATATGGGTGATGGAAGAACAGCGACGTGCGATCACCTAATCATTGGTAAAGCGCTCACGATGTACGACGATCCAGAGGGAACAGTTACGGATATTGAAGTCTTTGGAGATTCGTCTGACTCTTTTGGTTCACCTATCGCACCATCGCCCGACCTTGCGGGGCTGTATGGACCAGACGGAGCCGACTATATTCAAACCTTTACGGAAACCTCCGCTAGGCGCTTCTGGCGGGTTGAAATAACAAAACCAGCTCTTAACCTGGTAAATTGCGGCAAGGTTTATCTCGGTAAGTTCTTTGACTTCGGTGTGGAGCTTTCGGATTACTCCATAAACTATACCGATCGCCCTCCATACACCTCTCGCGCTGATTCGGGTTCGGTCATCATTGGCCGAAGGCAAAGGGCCAGATACGGAATCAACCTTAGATGGGATCTTGTCAGCGACGCGAAGGCGATCGAGTTTAGCGACTCGGTCCTGAAGATTCAACATAGGCACCCTGGAGTATTTGCGTACACGACCTCAGTTCATGAAGTCTTGGATGGCCACAGATTGATTCATGGTCAGGTGGTTCGCCCTCAAATATTCGCAGATGGGGCTCCTGATTCAAACACAGTTCAGTTTACGATAGAGGAGTGGAATGAGTAGCAATCTTCTCATTTCGTGGCCTGACATCGTATCGGCAGCTTCAGCCTATGACCTTCCACCCTCTGCAACCTATTTCGAGGAAAGTCAGGTTTATGGCGGCGATCGAACTCGAAGGTATAAAAGCAGCTCGGCGGCTACATCTCGAGCATGGAGCTTTGATCTCGGAAGTGGGGCTTCATTGGAACCAGATCATGTTATCGTTGGGCGCTTCAAGAACACGCTCGCCAGAGACTCGGGAACGACTTCAATTCGAGTTAAAGGATCCTCGGCTTCAAACTTCGCCAGTGGTTACAATAACTCCGCGAATGTCTCAAGCCTGACGGGGCCAGAGTCACAGGATTATATGCGAAGCCTGTCGCCAGGCGCTGCATATAGGTACTGGCTTGTTCAGACGGAGACGACTGACTCGGTGATTCACGAAGTTGGGAAGATCCACCTTGGAAGGTGGCTCAATCTTGGCCGCGATCCACTTTACTCATCTCGCGTTTCCAGAGGGCCGCTTGGTGCCTTTTCTCGAAGGACCGCTCTAGCGTTTGAACTTAGATATGAAGGTATTTCTGACTCCGCAAGAGATTCGCTTCAGGAAAATGTTCTGTCCAGATCTGAAAACCCAATCTTTCTCTATGATTCAAGTGACGATCGCGCACTTCTTGGCGTTGAGCTTCTTCACTGTCGAGTTGTTCGAACCAGACACAATTCAAGAGCTATAAATAACAACAGCCTGACGGTCTTGGTTGAGGAGGTGATCTGATGGCTTCACCAAGACTCACACCTCTCGTTGTGATCGAAATAGCTTTGAAAAGCCTTCAGAACGGGTCAACGACTAAAACAATCTACGTTTCGAACTTAGCGCTTCGCGACTCGCCAGAGATCAGACCCATTCTCACGCAAATACCCTCTGTTGGAAGCTTTCTTGATACATACCTACCGCAACAGACTCGCAGCAATCTCTCAATAGACAACTCGCCCGGCTCATTCGGTTTTGAAAGAAGGTTCTCGGATCTGTTAACTCGTTTCACCATAATTAATCAAACCGTTAAGGTTTATCTCAAATACTTAACAAGTGAAGAAACTAGCTACACTCCTGACTCGGGAGATTTGATATGGAGATCAACGGCAATAAGCTACATTGAAACTCACGGCGAGGATGCTAGGGTAGATATACAACTCTCATCTGAGCAGCTGAATCGCGACGTACTGAATTACCAGCTAAACACCAACTACATTGACTCGTCGATACTTGGAAGTGGGTGTCCTCCAGAGGCGATAGGAAGGTACTTACCAATAGTTTTTGGTTCAAGTGTTGATGTAAAACCAATCTCGGTTACAACTCCCATCGACTCAGATGACGATGTTCATTTTCTCTACGCAACGACTTTCGAGAGTCAGTTTCCAGTCGAGGGAATAAACGATCTTTATGTAAAATATGAAGACTCATATTACCCGGTGGATTCCGCTGCTGGAACAACGACGAGGCTGTTCGATACTCGCTCAGGTACGATCGCGACGATCATAACGGGGAATGATGAAACGCCAAGAGCAAGGTATCTCTCGACCAGCGGCTTGAATTACATATTGGTCCAGGCTGAAGCTATTTTTACAGCCGGGGTATCTGGGGCTGAGGGCGAGCTTCGAATGGAAATCTGGGCGCTCGGAATTAACGGCCTCCCCAAAACACTCATAGGAACTGCATCAAGAGACAAGACTGATTTCACATGGGGCTCGGGGAACGTTACTGTTCCGTTTGTTTTTGATCGGCCCGTTCCCCTTGTTGATCCCGGCGGAGTCTATATCGCCTACGTTTCTCAAACCTCGATAAACTCCACTTCGCCCCTAGATCTAACGCACGACAATGCTCTTTCGGGGGAGCCGTCTCTTTTCCGCTCTGAGGACGGGACTTGGGGTTTCCATTATTTTAACCAAAAGCCCTTCGCATCTGCGTTCTATGGCGTGGTTATTTCAGACGAGCCAGATGGGGCCACAAGCCTCGATCCGAACACCGGACTCAGCGCGGCATACTTCACTCTCTCCCAAAAAACAGCCCTTACGGGGCTTGAGTCGCCCGATCTGAGATCATTGGACATGGTGGCAAACATTGACGGAATTATCGATGGGGCGTTTGGCGGCGGGACGATAACTGGCGTAAATGCAACCCTATTAGAGGCTCCTCTGCACATTGCCAAGCTGCTTGATCACGAGTTCGACGGAGCCGCTTGGGTTACGGGAGACTTTGACTTTACAAAATACAGCACCAGTCATTCTGGTACAATCGACGGAGCAACAGCGCCATACCAACGAGTTTTGAGCGGTCGTATAGAGGGGCCAGCAACACGGGATTTTATATTCTCCGAGGTTTGTAGAAACTCCGCTTGTCGAGTCGTTTCATTTGCAGGGAGTTCAAAGTCTCTCGGAATATATGCGTGGGGCAAAAACGTTGCCTCCACTCGCACAATAGACGAGGAGGACTGTAGAGTTCGGCGGGTTGAGGTTCGCGGATCTGACTCCGTAGCAAATTGGCTCACAATTCGTTACTCGGCCAATCTTCGTTACCTCACCCCCCTCGACTTTATAACGGCACAGCAGTCTCGGGATCTCTATGGCATAAAGCAGCTTTTTGTTAACTGTCCGGAGTTTGCAGCCCTTGGCAACGAGATGCTTGGAGTGAGCAATTCGCTTTTTGGTCGGCGGGACAATGCGAACCCAGACTATCGGCTGCTCAATGCCGATGCTTCCGTGGCGTTAATGCTAAAATATCTCGCAGCGCGTTATGCCATACCCGACGTTTATGTGACAGTTGAGATCCTCGACCTTAATAAGTATCGAGCCTTAGACATGCTCGATGTTGTCACCATATCAAGCCCGGTGCTCGGCTCTTTCTTTGGAACAAGCTCCGATGCCGACTACCCTCAACACGATGGAGAGGTGGTTGACTTGGTGCCTGGCGAGTATTGGCGTCGGGCTGAATTCGTTCGTATGCAGATCGAGGGTAGGGAGATATTCTTTACGGAGAACTCCCCTCCATGGCTCAGGTTGCTTTGCAGAGTGCTTAATAATTACCCAAAGGATCCGACTTAATGGCATTTGCCGACTCGATCAGAACTTCAGCAGCCACAATGGAAGCTATCGCGGCTCTTCTTGAGGATCTGCTCGTTGATTACGCGCAGGACTATGACTCCTCCGCTCAGAACACCACGAACACCGATCTGTCAAACCCGACGGAAGCAACAGGAACTTCGATATCATTGACCGTCCCGACAGGTGGCATCGTGCTTCTGTTCGGATCATTGAGCGCATCGCATTCAAACGGCAACCAGTATGTTCACATGCGGTTTAAGCGCGACTCGACGGTTCTCAGTGGTAACTGCGTTGCCGTCCCGCATCGCGGCGATACCAATGCAGGAGACGTTTGGCTAACAGATTTTCTCATAGATGCGCCAGCAGCGGGAACTTATACCTATAAGCTCGGGTTCGCTACCTCCGCGAATACCGCCTATATACTTTACAGGAGGTTGATCGGTTTGGTTCTGAGGATCTCATGATGGAAATTAACGGCGAGTCAAAGGATAAAAACCTAGATGCTGAAATATTTAACTTGAAACTTTCGACGCTCGAAAGACGCATCGACGAGAACACCCTTAAGGTCGTCGAGAAGCTCGGAGAGATGGTCACAGAAATGAGGCTCTTGCGCGAGTCACTCCTCACAGCGGCGCTGGGAGTCATGCCACGACAAGACAGTCATATCATGGCAGTTCTCAAGCCGATTTTCTCAACCCTTTTGTGGGTCATTGGGATCATGGTCCTATGGTTCACTGGACTTCGAGAGGTTTTACCTAAACTTGCTCCCTAGATTCCAGCTTGTTCGCGTCAAAGAAGGGTACGCTGGAACGAGGGGCGTTCTCTCTTCTTCCGTGTCGGATTTAGTTTTAGTAACGTTGGAATTGGCATGGAGAAACAACCAGCCCAACAAGTCACGAATACCCTCCGGTAAATATGAGCTGGCAGCGACCAAAGACAGGCACTTACCCAACGGCGATCTCGTTGAGTGGACCTATGAGGTGCTCAAGGTGACAGATCGCTCTGGTATTCTATTCCACCACGGAAATTATCCGCACAACTCAAGCGGCTGCATCCTTGTAGGTTACTCGTTTGCAGGAGGTCCGGAATACGAGACGATCCTCAACAGCAGGACCGCGCTGGCGGCGCTCGGGCGGGTTGCAAAAAACTACCCAAAGGCCGAGTTAGAAATTTACGATAATTTTCCCGAGGCTGATCATGAAAATCGATAGGCAGAGAGTTCGAGAACTCGTTATTGCTGTAGTAAGTGCGGCGGCTGGCGTGGTCGGAGCTGAGCACGTTTCCCCTGAGTTAATTGGCAGAATCCTCGGGCTTCTTGGAGTTTAAGCATGGCTGTTACCACGGGAACGATTCAGTTTTATAACTCTTTCAAAGAGCGAATGGTCGAGGACATGAACCTCGGCTCAGATACGTTCATAATCGGCCTAGTAAGCTCGTCTTATACTTTTTCGGCATCGCACTCAACGCTCTCTGATATTACCAACGAGTTGAGCGGTAACGGGTACTCTCGGCAGACACTCGGCAGCGTCACGAGCTCGCAGTCGGGCGGGACTTACACTTTTGACTTTGCAAACCCAAGCTGGACGGCTGCCAGTGGAAACATCGTCGCAAGGCGCTATTTTATTTTTAACGATACTCTCTCCGGCGATCCACTTGTCTGCTCGGGCCTTCTTAATAATGCCGATGCCGACGTTACCACCACCGATGGAAATACGCTGACTTTCCAAGTAAACGCCTCGGGACTCTTCACTCTCTCATAGGGGGCTGAATGAGTTTTGATGCTGGAGATCACGGAACAGCTTTAATTTGGTATGACTGCTCGGATTCCACCTATTGCCTAGACTCTGGAAGCGCAGCGGCCTCTGATTCGGAAGAAGTAGCAACGCTCACAGACCGCTCCGGCAATTCGCGTGACGCTACTCAATCCACGAGTGGAAGCCGAGCTGTTTGGCGAGCTGCACAGCAAAATGGACTTGGGGCGCTCGACTTCTCGGCGAGCCGTCCGGACTTCTTTGTGATGCAGAACTCGCGTGGTGTAACTCGAAATCGCTCAGGACTCACTGTTGTCTCTGTCCAGCGGCCTATAGCAACCAACCAATACGAAATGGTTTGTTTGTTCGCTGATAACTCAGGTGCCGATCGGATTAGCTATTATCTTACAGACCAATACAATGGGAATTATAAACAAACGCTCGATTGCAAACGATCTGATGGAGAAAGTGCGGAGAACCTGACAAGCTCCGATGTCGCTAAGAATTTATGGAAAGTGCTCGTCCTCGTCTTGAATTATTCGGCGGGAAGCTGGCAGATGTACGAGAACGGGGCTTCGACTGGCTCAGGATCTTTGCAGAGCTCGGGAACAACCTCGGACACAGATAGCAACGCAGATCCCGTCTTAATGGCTTACGACGGGAGTGGTTCTTACCCTGGCGATGATCTCTTTGGGGAGTTTGTTGTTTACGATTCTGCCTTGAACTCCACCCAGGTTGGCGCTCTCTGCGACGATCTCGCCCTCAAGTGGGATCTTTACGAGGTCGCATCGGATGATAACACAAGCGAGGTTCCTAACGGGTCTCTCTCTCTGGCGGGTCAAGCTCCAAGCGCGGCAACAACGGAAAACAAACGGGCCGATCTTCCGAGCGGCTCACTAAATCTTTCCAGTATTACTCCGAGCGCAAACAGCACAGAGCATCGGTGGGCGAACGCTCCGAGCGGCTCTCTCTCTCTGACCGGGATTGCGCCGGAGGCTTCCACGAGTGAGAACCGCTTCTCCTCGATTCCTAGCGGATCGCTTGTGGCTTCTGGTCTCGCGCCAGAGGTCGCAACAACAGAGAACAGGTTTGTCTCGCTTGCTTCCGATTCGCTTTCGCTTACTGGAATCGCCCCTGAGTTTGAGAGGGGAGAGAATAGAGTCGCTCAGTTCAATACCGAGACACTCTCTCTAGCTGGTAATGCTCCGATGATCGCAACAACAGAGCACCGAGTTGTTCAGATCCCCGTAGGTGTTCTGGCCCTGACCGGACTGAACGCAACGGCGAACGACGGAGCCCAGGATTCTTCGGGCGCGACGAGGACGTTCTTCTCCTCTCGGTTCCTAGCGCGAACTGCAAGCAATAAATCTTTTGTGTTCCGATCTAACAAAAACTCAACTTTTGACGCGAGGAATTGATGCAGATTTTTGAGAAGCAGCCCGATGAGGTTTACCCGGTAACGGTTGATTTTACAGCAAGACTTCCCTCGGGAGTCACAGTCGCGAGCGCGACGGGAAGCGTTACAAACTTGTTGACCGACTCCGCAGAAAACGCTCGACTTGTGAGCACAACGCTCACGACGACTTCAACAACGGCAACGGGTAAGGTCACTGGTGGGCTTGCTGGCGTGGACTATAGGGTGACGTTTCGGGCGACGCTCTCGGACTCTTCGGTGCTCGAAGAGGATTTGCTTATGAGAGTTACGGGTCTTTAGCCTTCATTTTCTCTCGCCATGCTTGTGGAATCCTGTCTTCGGGAGTTTCGAATGTCCTCTTTGTTTCCTCAGCCGGGGCAGAAGGCAAGGCGGCTTCTGCGGGTTCAACGTCGCTCGAAAACGACCAAGCGAGAAAAAGCACCCAACCAACAAAGGTCCAGCCCAGGAACGCATTCAGAATCAGTATGGGAGTTCTGCTCCTATGCCGTCTTTTGAAAGCCACAATCGCCGGTATGAAATATGAGATCGCTATGGAAGCGAGCAACAACAGACCTGGAAGAGCCTCTTCGAGTGTTTTCATGAAAATAAAATACCTCCTTCCATTAGCTACTCAAGTTTTTTTAGCTTGCGCGGCTTCTGAGGTCGATAAGGGCGCGGAACCATAGACCCGGCCTCGGCCTCGATTAGCTTTCCAAGTTGTTCCCAAGTCAACCCGAACACCTTTCGAAGCGCACAAAGCACGTCCATTTTGCAGCCCTGGGCGCTTGATTCGAGCTTATCTATGCGTTGGGGCGTTGTGCCTATCGCTTTCGCTAGGCCATAAACCGTCATTTTGTTTTTGTCTCTCAGAACTCGAACCCATTGCATTGGGCTAAGTTCGCGAATTCTCGTCATTCATGCACCATCAAAAAAAGAGCAACAAAAAAAATTGTATAGTCATCGAAGTTAGTATACGATAAGCAACTATGGTTGAGCAAATTAATTTTATTACGAGGTCACATGCCGAACCAAGCACTAGAAATTGAGCGCCTCAAGGCGATCGTGGAGCACCTCGAAGCCGAGCTTGAGCTCTATGCGGAGGGGAAGCGCTGCGAGGGCTGCCGCCTGATGTGGGCTCGGAGCAACCTCGCCACGGTCCACCCTGGGTTTCTGCTTTGCGAACAGTGCGAGGAGGAGCTTGAGGCAGAGGAGAGGGAGAAGGCGACAGTTCCATTCTTTTATAGGAGGGATAGGTAAAATGAACGAAGTTATGAAGACAAAGAAAGGGAGAGAGGATAGTGCAGCGCCGCAGGTGCTGGAGATAGAGAAGGCGCTTATCGGGGGCGATTTGAGCGGTTTACCCCCGGAGCAAAGAGTTCTCGTCTATAAAAAAGTGTGCGACTCTC